GAAAGTAGTGTTTCGTAAATACCTAAATACTAAGAACTACATTAAGACTCGTCTATATGACGATGCCATGTCGAATCTTAAAGCGTTTCTGGAACTTCAAACAGAATATCCAGACGTTGTATTTGAAGCTTGGTACGTTAATCACGACGGTTCGGTTAAGAGGATTCGATGAAAAAATTCAGCTCATTCATTAATGAAGCACGTATGACCACAGTAGGTGAGATTACAGCTGCTATTGCTAAGCATAAAAAGGCTGGTGAGATTCTGAATCCTGAATATCAGGATCTTGGTGGTCAAGCTCGTCGTGTCTTTGGTGGTGATACTAATCATGCTCGTACTGTGATGCTTAAGCATATGCATGCTGGTGATCGTTCCCAAGAATTGTCTGACCTCTACTATGCTTGGCCGAATGATTCATTCGCAAGTCTTAACAAGTCTGCGAAGCTTCTTGCCAAGCTTAAAGATCCTAAGTTTAAGGATGTTGTAACAGTTAGTAATCAGGTTATTAAGACTTGGGCACCGATTGCAGCTGATCTGAAGGATCTTAAGGGTAAGGTCGTTAAGGTAACTCAGAAGCGCGCTGAAGCTAAGCAAGCAGCAGCAACAGTTATGGCAGGTAAGAAAGCCTCATCAGCTCCTCTTATCAAGATCTTCGAATCACATATGAACGAATACATTGCAATGGCTGAAAAGCGCGCGAAGGATTTCGTTAACGATAGACTTGAAGTGCTCAAGAAGCACGGCATGGATCTGGACAAAGTTGCACCGCCGCCTAACTCACGTACAATGGGTGCTTCAGAATATAAGACAGCTCAGGCTAAGCGTGACCTGTATCGTTCTATTACTAAGTCAACTAAGAACATGCTCAGCAGAGGTGAGCCGGATATCCGCGAACCTAACCAGGTTATGATCGATCGCTACGTCGAAATGAATAAGAAGGGTGCAGAAGATGCATACCGTAACTTCATGGAGAAGATGATTCAGAAGATCGGTAAGCCTGTTGTTAATGCTAAGATGACTGGTAACATCTGGACAAACGCAGTTCTGACTGTTACCACCGAAGATAACGAAGAGCAGGTTTGGCACACTCAGATGATTCTGAACTTCTCGAAGTATCAAAAGATGTTTAACCAATTTCCTTCTCGTAGGAAGAAATAATGAAAAAGTTTACAAATTTCCTTAAAGAGATGGCTGAAGCAGATGAAAAGAAGCTCAAGCATCTTGAGCATGCTGAAGACCATATTATCAACGCCGGTAAAGAAGGTGTTGACCATGCTATGAATAATCTTCTTGACGTTCATCGCAAGCTTCGTGGGCGTGAAAATGCTACCAAGATTACTATGAAGTATGATGGTTCGCCTTCTGTTGTATTCGGTCATCACCCTGAGACAGGTAAGTTCTTTGTTGCATCTAAGTCGGCATTCAATAAGAACCCTAAGCTGAATTATACACCAGAAGATATCGACAAGAACCACGGTCACGCACCCGGTCTTGTTGAAAAGCTTAAGCATGCCCTCAAGCATTTCCCTAAGGTAGTTCCACCACGTGGCGTATACCAAGGTGATATTATGCACACTGCTGGTGATGTTCAAGAACATGGCCATAAGGTTTCGTTCACACCTAATACCATTACCTATTCAGCTAAGAAGTCTTCACCTCACGGTAAGGCTGCTTTGGCGTCTAAGATTGGCGTTGCTGTTCATACCGCATATAAGGGTGATAATCTGGAAGATATGGAGGCTCAATATGCACCTGATCTTTCGCACTTTGGTAATCACAAAGACGTGCATCTGATTTCTTCAGAGCATGAGCTGTCTCAGATTAACTATCACCCAGACCATCAGAAAGCTTTCAATACACATATTAAGGAAGCGCAACGCGTTGCAAGACAGATTCCTGCTGAAGGTCATGATGCTATTGAACCTCACCGCATACCGCTTAAGACTTATATCAATTCAACTGTACGTGATGGCACCGATCCTTCAGTAGAAGGTTTCATGAAGCATTATCAAAATGCTCACCAGAAGGGTATCGATAAGGTTAAGACTGATAAAGCTAAGCAGGCTAAGACTGTTGAGATGCAACGTGCTATGCAGCATGTGCTTGATAACAAACATCACTTCCATAACATTCTACAGCTTCATAAGACTATGCAAAAGGCTAAGGATGTTCTTACGAATACTCTTTCATCTAATGCTGAGTTTGATCATCACATCGAAGGTAAAAAGGCTAAGCCAGAAGGCTTCGTTGTAGTACGTAATAACCGTCCAACCAAGTTTGTGGATCGTAAAGAGTTCTCAGCTGCTAACTTTAATAGACCTAAACCAGGGGCAGCCGAAAATGGCTAAAGATAAAAAAATCGTAACCGCATTCGGGCGTATGAACCCACCTACTATCGGTCACCAGAAACTGGTAGACGCTGTACTCAATAAAGCTAAAGCTGATGATGCGGAACATGACATTCGTCTATCGCACTCGCAAGATGCTAAGAAGAATCCTCTCACACAGGATCAAAAGCTCGGCCATGCGCGTAAGATGTTTCCGAAGGTTAACTTCTCAGGTTCATCGAAAGAGCATCCTTCGTTTATACATCATCTAAAGGATCTACACTCAAAGGGCTACACTCATGTTACAATGATTGCAGGCTCAGATCGAGTTGCTGAATATCAAAAGATCGTAGATAAGTACAATAAGGACCCTAAAGAGGGCGGCGAGTTTCACTTTAAGTCTATTAAGATTCACTCTGCAGGGCAAAGAGATCCTGATGCTGATGGTGTAGAAGGTATGTCAGCGTCTAAGATGAGACAGCATGCTCAAGAAGGTAATTACCACTCGTTTAAGTCTGGGCTTCCTTCGCATGTTAATAATCAGCATGCTCAAGAGCTTTACAATCATGTACGCAGTGGTATGGGAATTAAAGAATCTGCTTCTACGCTAATGAGATTTAAAAATTGGTTGACAGGTTAAATAATGGCTCAATATAATGCTAATACAGAACAGTTTTTAGGGCAAGCAAAAACACTTTTTGAAGTGAATATGATTGCTAACGAAAATGGTCAGCTAGTTTCTAACACTAACCCATTGCCAGTTACATTAGGGTCGAATAATATTACTATTACCGGCAGTGTCAACATAGGTACTACAGTAGAAGTATCAAGCACACCGGAAAATCCGGTTCACACTCATATTACCGAAATAGGAACTAGCAATACTCTTAATGTTCCTTATATGCCAGTTAGTGGAAATGTTGTAGTTACATCAGGCAGTCTAAATGCAAATGTTACTGGTATGGTCAACGTAGGTAACTTTCCTGCATCACAAAATGTTGTAATTACATCTGGTAACGTAAATATTAATAGTATTGTTACTGTTATTACAACAGAAGATGCTGGTGATCTATATTCATTTAACAATCATGCAACAAATACAAACCGCGGTTGGACTATGGACGATACTATGCGTCCTGTTGTTAGCTTTCGAAATGGCAGTGCTAATATAGCAGATTTAATAAAAATTATTGAATATGAAATTGGAAACAACAATGCTAACCAAAGTACTATTGTGTATGAGTGGTATGAAGGTGACATAGCAATCACGGGAGCAGCTATTCCAGCTTGGACTACATTTGGCGTTCACAGCCAGTATAGAATATATCAAGACAAATATTCATCTAATCAAGGAAATACGTTTACGCCAAACGGTGCAATCATGAGGCACAGTGGTATTATAATTGGTAAAAACGCCACCGATGATGAAGGTCCAGCATCAATGCATGGCGGCGCAACACCAAATATGCTTACCTTGTGTATGAGACGTGTTGATAACTCAACCAAACTAGACGTATGGTTTGCATTTACCATTAAAGAGCTTGCGTAAAATTTAAAAAGTATAAATACAACGAGGTTAAGGCTAAGGCAAACACCCATTTAAACAGATAAGCCCAAGGGAAACTCTGATGGATAGAATAGTAAATACGCCCCGCGACAACGATGTTTCTTCTCCCAAGCTAGATATGGTTGCTGGAGAAATGGGCGCCTTAGTCTTAACCCGCAGATTTTTATAGGCTTCTCTTAACGAGAGGCTTTTTTTGTGTTCGAGGAATATATGGACGATTTAGACGAAACAGTTTTAAGCATTCAACAGCGCCAAAAGCGTGCCCAGATCATGAGACGTAATAAGTCCAAGATTGAGAGAGCGCGTGAGATCGCTAAGAAGAAAATGGCTCCAGAAGCTAACATCCGCAAGAGAGCATTTGTGCAGGCAAGACAGCTTATTCGCCGTCGTGTTGCTGGTGCAAGAGGCGCGGAGTATGAAAAACTTGGACCATCAGAAAAGATAGCTATTGATCGTGCTGTAGAAGGCAAGCAAAAGGCCATTAAGAAGCTAGCATTACGTCTTATTCCTCGCGTAAAGCAAGCAGAGTCAAAGCGCCTTCATGCATTCATGAAGGGTCAGCAGCTGCAAAATCAGGGTCAACCTGAAGGTAAATCCAAAGAATCATCTGGAGCTTCATCCGTAAAAGAATCACTGAACGCTCTATTTACAGAAGCTTTCGCACAACCTGATCCAGCAGCTGATGCGCCTATCGCAACATCTCAGAAGAAGATGCCTCCTAAGGGTAAGTCAAAGAACGCTGCTATTGTTCAGTATAACAAGTTTAATGAAGAAGTAGAATTCGATACACCAGCATTTGCTTCACTATTTAAGAAGGCCGAAAAGTCAGGTATTGACCTTGAGACATTAGGTGAAGTTTATAACCGTGGATGGAATGCTTGGTCTGAAAACTCGAAGGTGACTCAGGAGCAATATGCATTCGCTCGTGTAAACTCTTATATTAATCAAGGTAAGACATACTTTAACGAAGATAGAGATTTGCATGAAGGTGCAGATAGCGGTCATCCAATCGTTAAAGAGTATAAATCCCTCAATAAACATGATATTAAAACTCTTCGTAATATGATTAGTCAACAACATAAGGTAGTTGATACGTCTGAATTTAAGACTAAAGATCATGCAATTTCTCATCTACTTCGTCAGAAGCATGGTAATAAGAAAGTTGATCAAGCTTTTGGGTTTAATGAAGATGTAAACGAAGCACGTGCTCCTGGTAGAGCATATGTTGCACCATTTAATGACGAAAAGGGCAATCAAAGAGGATGGAAGTCTTCTAACAAATGGGGTAAAGTCAAGTACTGGCAGCCTCATGCTAAGAAGTCAGCTATGAAGCATGCTGGGCTTCAAGAAGAAGAGGTATCGCATACCAACGAAAATTTTATTGATGGGAAGGGTCCAGGAAAGCCAGGCGATTCAGCTCGCCATGGTTTAAAGGGTAAATCAGCTTCTGAGCTTAGAAAGATTCGTTCTTCTGATACCGCTTCCCCTCGTAAAAAACAACTAGCTCATTGGATGCTTAATATGCATCATAATGAAGAAGCAGAGCTTGATGAAAAGCGCGGCCTTTGGGACAACATTCACGCCAAGCGTAAGCGCATTAAAGCTGGTTCAGGTGAGCGCATGCGCAAGCCAGGCTCTGAAGGTGCACCTACAAAGCAGAACTTCAGAGATGCATCAGAATCTATTGAAGATACAGGCAACGGCACACAACTACTAGACAAGCTATCGAAGAATTCAAAGATTCGTAATAAGATCGAGAAGGTAGATAGAGCGCGCCCTCATGGGGAACTATCGAAGCAAACAGAAATTATTCGTAAGGTAGTTGAGGATCATCCTAATTGCGGCACACCAGATTGCTGCGGACAATGCGATACAGCCGTAACTGAAAAGCTCGGTAACGTTCAAAAAGATCCTAAGAAGCGTGAGATAGGCACTGACTCATTAGTCAAGGCTTATAAAGCAGACACGCCTTATGCGAATGAAAGCATTAACGAATCGTTCAATATTGCTTTTGCAGCAGGGGTCGGGGTTACTTTAACAGCAGCTGACCTAGGAATGAAAGCCAAGAGCGGCTTCGCTCT